AGAGGGTTATCATGTATGGCATGTAGAGTGGAGTTGTAAAACTATGGACTTCATGAAAAGAATGTTAGTGTGGGCTGTTTATCTAAATGATGTTGAAGAAGGTGGAGAAACAGAGTTCTTACACCAATCAGTTAGAGTAAAACCTAAAAAAGGAAGAATAGTAATTTGGCCTGCAGCCTTCCCATACGTGCACAGAGGAAATCAACCACTATCTGGTGAGAAATATCTTTTAACTTCTTGGATTAACGGAATACTGGGGGAAGATTAATAAGAAGAATAAGATGTAGGTCTTGCACCTAATCTAGCAACTTTTTGCTCTGTTGTTTCAGCAATAGTATTTCCGTCATCATCATATAGATTGTTATTATCCCACTCACTTTGTAAACCAACTAAATGACGTGCATCAAACATATCTATAAATTGATTGAAACTACCTAATACAGATTCGTCGTATATCCCATTTTGAGAACCATCATTGTATTCTACTTGGTCATTGTCTGTATTATCATTCGTATATTGAATAGCGTGAAGATTACTAAATTTAGCTTGGTTCCAAAAAGCATCATGTTCTGCTTCTTCGAACTCATAGTTCATACCATCTTTTATACCAAATTCCCCAGACATCTTACAAATCTTTTTGTCTTCAAAAATAACTGACCATGATCCATGCTTTGACATAATAAAAATCTCCTTACGTTTTAATAATATATATCACAGTTAAATAAGGTTGCAAGACCGAACTTGCAGTACCTGAAAAACTTACACTTAAAGGGTGATTATGACCACCATTACCACCTCTATTTCCTGTATTAGAGTTTCCTCCAGAACCGGTGGCAGCACCTCCAGCAATACCTTGTTGGTTAGCGGAGCCTCTACCCGCTGGAGCTCCATGACTATGTGGGGCTCTAGTTGGGGTACCAATCGTTCTATTTCCAGTGTTTCCACTAGCATTTCCTGTGTTTGTAACAGTGTTAGCACCCCCTGTAGAAGCTAAAGCTTTTGTAGGGGATCTTCCCATTACAATATCATCTTGTAAATTAGGTAAATTAAAAGTAGTAGAACCGTCTCCGGATCCATAAGTAGTTCCAATAGTTGCAAATAAATCTGCATACGTAGAACGAGAAACAGCAGCTCCGTCACAGTTTAAAAATCCAGTAGGTATAGAACTATCTGACCAAGGTATAACAGATCCAGTTGTAATACCAACTAATCCTTGAATGTTGCCACCATCAAAATCGTATCTAGTTGCTTCGTAGTTTGACATGTCTTCCTTATGTTTTAATTATATAAATTAACGTTAAATATGGTTGTAATACAGATGTAGCACTACCACTAAAGTTAGCTGATGCCGGATGATTATGACCACCATTACCACCTTTATTTGCATTGGTATAACCTTGAGCAGTTGGAGCTGTTGTAAAAGTACCTGGACCACCTCCTGATGTGTTTACATTTATAGGGTGGTTATGTGATCCCATAGTAGGTTGAGATATAGATCTATTTCCTGTGTTAGCATTTACGTTACCTGTAGCAGTTACAGTATTAGCTCCTCCAGTAGATGCAAGAGCTTTAGTAGGTGAACTACCCATTGCAACATCATCTTGTAAATCAGGTAAACCAAAAGTAGTTAATCCATCAACAGAACCATACGTTGTTCCTATAACTGCAAATAATGCAGCATATGTAGAACGAGATACAGTTTGACCATTACATTCTAGAAAACCAGTGGGTATAGAAGTATCTGACCAAGGTATAACTAACCCTGTATTAACTAAGTCAATACCTGTAAGGTTGGCTCCTGTGTAATCATATTTAGTTGCTTCGTAATTCGACATAATATCCTTAAGTTTTTATAATATATATTAAAGTTAAATACGGTTGTAAAACTGATTTAGCCCCTCCCGAAAAGTTTGCACTTGCTGGGTGGTTATGGCCACCATTTCCACCTGTATTACCAATAGATGCGTTTCTAGTACTAGTAGCTCTTGCTCCACCACTTCCACTTCCGATAAAACGAGCAGAAGGAGATCCTGATTGGTGAGCAGTGTATGGGTGGTTGTGTGAAGAAATAGTTGGTGTACTTAATGATCTATTACCAGTGTTGACTGAAATATTACCTGCTTGGTTAACAGTGTTTGCTCCACCTGTTGAGGCAAGAGTTTTAGTTCCCGATTTTCCTACAACTACATCATCTTGTAAGTCAGGTAATCCAAATGTAGTGGATCCATCACCAGATCCATACGTGGTGCCTATAATAGCAAATAGATCTGCATAAGTTGATCTTGATACAGCCGCTCCATTACATTCTAAGTATCCAGTTGGAACAGATGTATCTGTCCAAGGTATAATTAAACCTGTATTAAGTCCTTGAATGTCTGTGAGATTCTGACCATCAAAATCGTACTTTGTGGCTTCGTAGTTAGCCATGGATTATTTCTCCCTATATGTCCAACCAGTAGTAGCGTCTCCTGAATAGACCAGTGAGAAACCAGCCCCTTGTGTGTTTACTGTTAAGTCTGCAGCAGAATTAGCTATGTTAGAACCATTTCTACCAATTGTTAAAGCGTTTGTATTAAAATCATAACCTTGATCAATAAAAGAAACTTCATCACCTGCAGAAGGTGATAAAGGTAAAGTTATAGTAAATGCTCCACCGTTTGTGTTTGCTAAAATTTGTGCACCAGGTTGAACTGTTTCTGCCGCTGTAATTGCTCTCCATACTTTGTGCTCATTTGCTTTTACAACGTTGGTACCGTCAGAGTATAATGTGTAAGAGTGACCTTCACATAAAGCTACACCAGTTCCAGATGTAGTTTTAAAAGTTAAAGTATAACCTGCGTGGTCACAACCATCTGTTACAATATAAGTTTTTTCTACTGAATCAGGAATTGTTACATTAACGTTTGCTTCAAGTGTTCCTGTCAATTTAAGAACTTCGTTTTTACCGTTTGATAAAACACCATTGGAAAAAGTTAAAGCTCTAGATGCGTTAGTTACGTTAAATGCATCGTAACCACCAATTGCTTGTTCTAAAATTAATAAGTTTGTATTAGTTATTTGACCCCAAGTTCCCGAGTTTTCACCTGTTGCTTGGACTGTAAGTTTTAAACTAGCTGATGTTGAGTTTGCCATTTTTTATAAATCCTTATAGTTTCATAATATTATTAAAATTTAAAGATAGTGTCAACTATCTATTATGCAGCCCTTGTAGGAACTTCCGTCCAAATGGCTGGAGAACCTGTGTTTATTTCGTCCCAGATTAAAGTATTAGCGCTATTTAACGTAGAAGTCAATTCAATTCCTGTTAGTGATACATTTGCAAATCCCTTAATAGTTACACCATTTATATTGGCTGACATTGATATTCCGGTCACATCTATGAAAGATTGTGCATCCAGAGTACCAACTCCAAGACCCATTGAAATACCTTGACCCAGAACAGTTACATTAGCTTCTCCAACAACTACTGTTCCAACAGCTAAAGAAGCTGTCATTCCAATACCAACTACTGTTGCATCTGGAGAAGGATCTACAATTCCTTCTGCAGCTGTCATTGGAATACCAGTTAAATCTACATTTGCATCACCTGTAATTGTTTCTTCACCTAAACTTGATGCTAAAGCTTGACCTGTTACTGGTACAAACTCCCATTCACCGGTTGCACCCCATTCAAATTGACCCCAGAAATATCTACCCCAACCTTCTAAGTTGTAAGCTTCAACACTACCAACAGAAGTTGTAGCCTGATTACCTGTTAGCATTGCATCAGGACCCGCATCGGCTGTTCCTAAATTACCTGTAAGTGTTAGACTTGTTAATTCTATTTCAAATGATATTTCTATTGACTCATCACCTTGTGATGCAGTCATTGCAATTCCAGTAGGAATTACATTTGCATCTGCTGTGGTAGTTAAAGATCCTATGTTAGCTGTTGCTGCTTCTCCAGAAAGTTCTAAAGTTCCTCCAATACCCCAAGCAAAACTATTCCATGTTCTTCTTCCCCAACCTTCTATGTTAAATGCATCAAGAGTTCCAAGAGAAAGAGAAGCTGTGTTAAGACCTGTAACCATAGCATCAGGTCCAGCATCTGCAGTACCTAATGAATTTGTCATTGCAATACCAGCTGGATCACCAGTGGTTGCAATTACAATATTATCTACGTTATTTACGGAAGTTGTTAAAGCTATACCAGTTACTGCTGCGTCAGAATTAGCTTGAGTAGTTTCATTACCTAAAGATGCGGACGCACCTATCCCGGTTACAGAGATAGTATTATTAATACTACCCCATGAGTTACTACTCCATGTAAGTGAGCCCCAAGTACTGGCCATAGGAAGTTACCTCCCTACTATCCAGAAATTCTTAGGATTGCTGCTGCAGTTGTGAAAGCTGGAAACTGTATCGTAAAAGTTCCTGAAGTAGCTGTTTTATCTGCTCCAAAATCTAAAGCTGCAACAGCTGCGTTAGTCGCAGTTGATGAAGTGTTATAGATTAAAGCTCCTCTAGCGGTTAAAGTTACGCCAGTGAAAGATCTGTCAGCAAAATCTACAATCGCAACACCTGATGCAATTGAAGTATTGTTTCCAGTTAATTTTCCACCACCTGCTGTATACTGGCCACTATTAGAAACTTCGTTTCCTGTAGTGTAAGAAGTTGTAGCAGAGTTTAGAGTAGCTGAAGAAGTATAAAGCGCTATTTTATAAACGTCACCACCTGTATTTGCGAACGAGTGATCACCGTCTAACAGTTGCTTTTTGAACGAGTTTGCAATTGCTTGTGTTATAGCCATTTTTTTTCTCCTTATTTACCACCGACTCGAGGAACACCTGATTGATATTCATCTCGTCTTCGTCTTCCCATTTGTTCTACTGAGAAGCCTTCTGATACTTGTTTATACTTTCCTTCGTATAATTGCAAGAGATCATTTGGCCCCTTTAAAAAAGAAAATGCTTCAACTAAGCATGCATACAAAAGTCCGTTGGGAAAATACTTACTTAAGTATGTTTCAGTATTAGTACTCGATAAACCTTCATCTTTCAAGATATAATTTAACTGAATTTTATACGTCGAACTTGGTGTAGGTGCCAAAACTATGGTATCTTGGTCCCACATACTATAATATTTAGGCTCTCCAGTAACTCCAGTAGAATTATATTCTGACATAAAGCTGGTATCTCTATATTCTAAAAAATTTCTTGTAGAACCTGATCCACCATCCACTATCTGAGCTGATCTAATTACTAAAGCATTATCTGGTAAATCAATAAATCTTTGATTGACAACTAAATTAGCTGTAGCATATCTTCTATTATTATCTGAGTCTATATCTCTTAAAATTCTAAATTCTGCATTTTCTATGAAACCATTTACAATAGTAGATGTTAAAACATTTGAATCTACTTCCGTATAATCTCTAATTTTTGTTACTAATTCATCATATGTCATGATATACTAATCTCCACTTCCCCAACTTCCATATTAGCTTGTCTTTTATTATTTGCAACTGATCCATCTTCTGGAACCATGCCACTTGATTCAAAAGAAAAATCTCCTGGTAATGTTAAATCAGCAACTATTCCACCACCTCCACCAGAAGCAACTGTAAAAGTTTGAGGTCTTGCATTTTGTAATCCTTGACCATCTGCGGTTGTCGGTTTTGGTTCTAGTTGTGGATGTTTTGCTTCAAATTCGGAAATATGAACTCTTGATCCATTCCATTCAATAACCATTTCTTTATATGGAAATGCTTGACCAGAACGATCTGAAATAAATTGTGCATATTTTCCTCTAGATAAATTAGACATTATAATCCTTCATAATAAGTTTTTGGAGTTATAAATGAACTTGAAGCTGAACCATCTTCTTCCAATGCTCTTTTTAACTCATCTTCATAAAGTAATTTACATTCTTGTGTTCTTTGAGGTGCAAACTTTTGAGATAAATAATATGTTAAACCGGATACCATACAAGGTACAAATCTATATGGAACATCTGCTTCGTTAGTATATGCTCCTGCATCCTGAATCCTTTTTACATAATAGTAATTAATAGTATTTCCGGCT